TGTTCTGTTCTTCGATTACCGCTTGCTGCTCTAAAAGAATACGGTTGGCTTTGCGCTGTTCACGGATCGCTTTAGATACTTTCGGGGCATTGTCGTCTAGCTTGAATCCGTAGCGTTTGGCTTCGTAGACAAGCGTACCAATACGGATACCACCACTGACCTTGATTGTTTTCCACTGGTTGAGCGCGTCTTTTAATTTAAACGTACTGCCAGTCGATGACCAGTCTAGCCATATTTGTTTCCCTTGCTCCCCAAGTTCAGACTTGATTGCCATGCCCATTTCGTACCACGTTTTGCGATCCTCAGCGTCCACAAAAGATAGGGCGCTAGAAATTTGCTCTATTGTTAAAGCTTCATAATTCATTTATAATAACCTTGCACACCTGACCATCTAGCTTAAAAAACTAGGTGGTTTTTTATTTGAAGTAAGATTGGATTGCTAAAGCAGTTGATAGTTTTGGGTCTTGTACAATACCAAGACGAATTTTGATAAGACCATCGTAACTGATTCCAGTTTTTTTAGACATTTCCTTAATTTCTTTGCACGATAAACTTTTTAAGTTCTTAATAATATCTTCAANCATATTCTTCACACCAAAATAACTTATTGGCAATACTAATGCTATTTAGTTTGCATTGCAAGGCAAATATGCGTATTATAAAGGAATGGCTAGGAGGCATCCGAAAAGCGCTTCGTCAACGCCTGCCATAATTCTATTTAAGACGACTTTGACGAGGAAATGAAATGAATAAATCAAAAATTAAAACATATCTAGTATCTGATATGGCGACAAACCTAATAAAGATAGGTAGAGCTGAAAAGCCAAAAGAGAGACTTGTGAGTCTACAGTGCGGGAGTAGTACAAAATTAAATATAGCTCATGTTTTTGATGCAAACATCGAGAGAGAATTACATGTGTATTTTCACGACAAAAGAAAGCATGGAGAGTGGTTTGATGTTAGCCCTTCTGATGTAATTTTATATGTAGAAAAAAACCTAAATCTATCTAATTTTCAAGTCTCTAAAGATACTAAAAACCATACGCAGTATTGCTTGGATAATGATGTGATTGACAAAACTATTAGTTATTTTGAGAAGCTAGAAGGCAAATTTGATGAAAATGGATTTGAGTGCAAATGGCTTAATGATCAAAATAGATACAGTGATTATGGGCAGCCATACTATGAGAGATCGGATAACAAAGACGACAAAATAAGAAAAGAATACGACATGATCAATGTAATTGTTTTTGGAAAGACATCATCAATGCTTAGGGTTTCTTTTAACACTGATGACTATGATGACTTGGGGCCATCTTTGCCACCAATGCATTTTGAGTCAATGAGAGACTTACAACGGGCAAATACAGTCTACATTGAAGATGGCATTGATTTCAAAGAGCGAAAAGTAAAACTTCAATCTTTGTTTGATCGAAAATTCAAAGAAAGATTAATTCAAGAAACTCATTTAATTAACGCTTAATTTATATTTACTCCTGTTTTTTGGAAAAGCGGGAGTTTTTAAGGTGTGCTATGTATAAACTAAGACCATATCAACAAGAAGCGGTAGACATTGCTATTGCGTATTTAAAGCGAAACAGTACGCCAGCATTGCTAGAATTAGCAACTGGTGCAGGTAAGAGCCTTATTTGTGCTGAAATTGCTAAAATCATGCACGAGCTTAGCGGAAAGAAAGTTCTGTGCTTATGCCCAACAAGTGAGCTTGTACAGCAAAACTATGACAAGTTTTTATTAACTGGTTATGAAGCGTCAATTTATAGTGCGTCAATATCAACAAGCCTACGCCACAATGTTGTGTTTGCCACCGAGGGTAGCTTTAAAAAGATGGCTCTAGAAGTCGGTGAGCAATACTCAACTGTAATCCTAGATGAAGCGCACCGCATTACTCCAACGATTAAAAAGATCATTTCAGATATGCGCGAAGGTAATCCGAACTTACGCGTTTTAGGTATGACAGCAACTCCATTCAGGATGTTAAGCGGTTATACTTATGAAATTGATGAGCATGATAGGATTGTGGAAGAAGCGGTAAAACCTTATTTTAAAAAATTGCTTTATCGTGTTACTGGTGATTATTTAACAGAGCTTGGCTATCTTTGCCCCTTAGTTGTTGGTGAAATACATGCCGAAACATACAATACCAGTAATTTAGAGCTAGGCAAAACAGGTCAATTCACACAACAGTCTATTGATGAAGCGTTTGTTGGGAAAGGTACTGTCACAAGCTCCATTGTTTTTGATATTGTAAATCAGGCGAATGCGAGAAATGCAGAAAGTGTTATTATTTTTACTTCCTGTATTGACCATGTCAATGAGGTTATGGCTTCATTGCCAGCATATAATTCAGCAATGGTGACAGCAGACACACCAAAAAAAGAACGTAAAAAAATAGTAGATGATTACAAATCAAAAAAAATTAGATATTTGGTTAATATTGGTGTTTTCGGAACTGGCTTTGACTGTACATCGGTATCTATTGTCTGTCTGCTTCGAAAGTCCGAAAGCGTTTCACTTTTAAGTCAGTTTAATGGTCGTGGTGCTAGACTTGATCCATGCAAAACCGAATGCCTTATTCTAGACTATGCGAAGAATATTGAAACTTTTTTTCCAGACGGAAATTTATACAACCCACAAATTCAGGCCTATGGTGACAAGCCAAAAATTAAAGACACGTTCCAGTGTCCACAATGCAGCCATGAAAACATTTTTACGTTGCGACCCAATCCAGATCAAATGAATTTTGATGCTAATGGGTACTTTTTAAATTTGGATGGCGAGCGGTTGAATCCGCTATTTCCTGCACATTTTGGTCGCAGATGTCAGTACGTAAAGCCTGTTGGGTTAAACCAATTCGAGCGCTGCACCTATTTCTATGAATGCAAGATGTGTGAATGCGGTCAGGACAATGACATTGCAGCGCGTAAATGTTCCGCCTGTAAAGCCTTACTCATTGACTATAATGATAAATTGGTCGGAAAATTCCTAGACTTTAAAAACGATTTATCTCAAGTTCAAACAGATGCGATTGAATGGTTTTCAAAAAAGGAAATGGCAAGCAAGGCAGGTAATAACATGCTACGCGTCACTTTTAATACAAAATATAGAAAGTTCGTTGCTTTCTTCTCATCTAAAGTGAATAAGAGATTTTATGAAATGATGATGGATGCAAGTTTTAAACCAAAAACAGTGTCTTATAAGAAAAGTACCAAAACAGAGTTTTTTACAGTAGTTGATTTTGATCGAGCAGAGGATGTGCAAGCATGATAGAACAAATAAAGAGAAATAAACCACTAGGCGCAACGCACTGGCAAGCAGGACAATACTACAAGGAGAAATATGGAGTATGGTTTGTGTGGAAAGGCGACCATTGGCACAGTAGTTTTGTTATTCCAGATATTTTATGTATGACTAGGCTTGGAGATTGTTAATGAAAGCAGGTGATAAGGTAATACTAGATTTAGATTCTTGTTTTGAAATCATAGAGTGCAAATTTGCAAAACATGTAGAAAACCAGCTATTAGGGACGCTTTTCGTAAAAAGTATAACCAGTATTGGTGATGCTGAGATAGTTGGTAGTTCTGGTTTCTCGTGTTTTTCAAAATTAGAAAGATTATTGCCATACAAGGAGTTTTCATTGTGAAAATACCAGAATGGCTACCAAAATTCGGCTCATTAAAAAAATCCAATGAAAATCCAAAAGAGGATTACGTTTTAAGCAGTATAGTTTCTCGTATACGCATGGATTATCCACTAACCTATGGATTGGTAGCATTCCACGTTAAAAACGAATCTAAGCGCACTACAGGACAAATTAGAGCAGATAAAGCAAAAGGGTTAACCAAAGGAGTATCTGATTTAATTGTTATTGGTAATCCAACATTGTGCATGGAGATTAAGCGAGACGATTCTTGTTACTTCGAGAGTGGGCAGCTTGAGTTTTTAGAACAGGCGCAAAAGAATGGGGCATTTGTATGTTTGGCTGTTGGTTATGATGGAGCAAAAGAAGCATTCAACCACTGGCTTACATTACAATAGATTTTCCAGACAAAAGAATACCCGCATATAGCGGGTTTTTCTTTATTCCAAGTTACTATTATACAATCCTATGGCTAATTCTATTTTACTTAAATTAAACCATAATGCCTTATTCCCAATTCCGAAGTCTGGTGTTTTGATCTGAATCATTGACTTTGGGATAAATCCGCATCCAGTGCAGCGCACCTCGCCATTTTTCACCACCACTTCAACTGATGTTGCGCCATCTAGTGAAACAAAGTTGCCCCAAGATTTCTCTACATTACTATGCATCAATGTGTAGCCATTTTCTTGTAACCATGTTTTAGCTTGTTCTATTGCGTTCATTGTGTTGCTCCTTAAATAGTCTTTATAGCCTCATACGCTTCATTTGATATATCTGCCTTACATTCTTCCATGATTGCGTGAATACGAGCAACCATAGCCTTACGTGCTGCTTGTTGGGCTTGTTCTTGGGTGTCATATAGACCGTATGATTTACCACCTACTTTAGCCTGAAATCCAGCGAATTTAGAAATCACGCCTTTGTGGTTTAAAACTGATGGTCGAATAGTAAGTGATAGTTTTTTTGGTAAAAAGAAGATCGTTTTATCACTGGCAACCACTTCATCAATGCAGTTTAGATACATTTCTTCATTTCCGTATCCGTGCTGCTTAATCAGCCATTCATGGAACTTTCGATAATCCATGAACTCAGGGGTAAATTTTTTAGTCTTTAAGAAGTTTGCCCACAGTCTATATGTTTTGTCATCTATAACCCTGCCAGAAGAATTTATACCACCGTACTTACTATCCTGTCGTCTGGATAAATTGTCGATCTCCTTTTTGTGGTTTCGGTAAAACTCCTTTGCTGTTTCTTCATCTATATATTCTGCAAATTTCTTTAACTTGTATTTTGACATGATTGCACCGTTTTACACTATCGTATAATGATTATAGCACAATATATGATAGTCGCGTGCAGAAACTGTATTCTTCTTATATACTACATAGGATAAAGTGTCATTGATGATGTTTTTAATTAATAGAAATACACAAGAAAATAATAGAAATAATTAAATATATGTTGCATTATTTTATAGTATTAAATACAATAAAATCTCATTTATTGGAGTGTGTAGAAATGCAAAATTACAAAGTAGAAGTACAAAACCATAGCGAAGCAATGGAAGCGCAAGACTTGTTTTTAAAGATGGGTTTTCGTAAAGAGTTATTCAGTTATTCTGGATACCCGAAACTTGTTATTACGGACATAGACTCTATTGGAGGATACTCATCTGGAGCAGAAATTGGGTATTTGGATGCAGATAAAATCACCCTACAAGAATTACGCGCTATGGTATCCGTGCAAAAGTACGAAGAATTAGCAAAAAAATATGATGGTGTGAAGACCAAGCAGTTACCAAATGGCGTTCAATTTAAAAAAGACAAGACAAGCGTAACAATTTACCCATCCACTGGAACGATTGTTTCTGATGTCAACGGAAAAATTAACGTATTGAGGAAGGCTGGAATTGGTAAATTGGATCATGAGATGAACAAGCATTTTTCAGTTATTACACCAAAGCAAAAAGAATACCTTGTTAAAACCGACACTGGTTATGTTTTGCAGGTGATATCAGATTTTGTTGATGGTAATAATGGGATTATTGAGGTTCCAGAGGGTAGTAATATCGCTTGGAAAGATAATTCAAATGGTTTTGTGTTCTTCACTAAAATGGAGATGGGTTATCGGGATGCAACAGTTATCTGGCAACGCGAATCACTAAACGATCAAGTTGCGAGTGCGGAAGAATATCGACAAAGTTTTGCACATACACCAAAAGCAACATTAGATCTAATAAACAATATACAAAATGCTTTTAATGAAGCGCAAAGTGCTATTAATGCGCAAAACGCTATGGCTAAATTATTTGCCTACCCACAATACATATCTGGTGTTGCACACGGTAAAGAATTTATTGTGAAGCCCAATCAAAAGAGTGGCGGTGCGGATCATGGTGTGGAGCAAGCGCAAACAAGAGAGCTTAGTGAATGTGATTTGATTGATTCTGGCAAATTGATTATTGGTGGTTTGGGTGAGTCATTTCCAGTTGGCTTATTGCATCATGGATTTAGTGGCTTTACACAACCAGAAGAACTGCCGTTTATTGATGACGAACCAAAACTAAGAAACATTAAAATCAGAGTCAATGGGAATCTTGATAAAGCAATAGAAACAATACAGAGCATGGGTTACTGGAATTGCCAATTTAATCGTATTCCGAGTGATTGCTACTGGCTAGTTGGTAACTCTGATGCAACAGTAGATTATGGATCAGAACAGCATATGTATATTGATCATCATGTGGAGTATTTTGTTGAAGATGAGCTTAAAGGGGTTGATGCAACATTAGCAGAACGTGAGGCGCAATATGGAAGTTTTATTGGTGTAGCAAATACTACAGGTCAATTAATGTCGGTATTGTTGAATTCAAAAAATGGTCATACATTACCATACGCACATCAAGAAGCCTTACACATGATCTGCTCAAAGATGGCTCGCATTGTGAATGGTGATCATAATCATCTTGATAGCTGGCATGACATTGGCGGTTATGCAAAATTAATCGAAAATAATATTAAATAGTTTTGTTTATGTGCCCTGCATTTGTGGGGCATTTTAGGAGCATACAATGGACTACAACTTCATAAGAAGATGCTTAATCAGACATGCAGAGATGATTGGGCGCGATCATTACTCACCAATGGTTGTTAATGCTGTTATTTACGCCATAGAGCACGATACAGAGCATAATTTAAAGAATTACGTACTAACACAGCTTAATAACAGAAAGTCGCATACGGTTGAGATTAGGCGCAAGGAACTGCTTG